ATGAGTACTACCGTAAGACTGACCCTGTATTTCAAGAACCTAGCAGATAGAACTACGGCTAGGTGCAGTCGAGAAGAACTTGCTGACGCTACCGCTTTAGATTTAGATTTCGTCACCTGGCGCAAGAAGTACCTTAAGTCTGAGACTCTTTGGCCACCAGAAGAATCTGGTAGATGTGATAGAGGGCCGTCAACCTTCTTGGTTTCACCCTCTATGAAGTATGAGAAGGGTACCGCTGATAACCGTATCCTTATCAACATCCCGCCAAACCACGCCAAGTCCATTACCATCACAGTTGACTATGTAACCTACAAGGTTGTCAACAACCCTAACTTTAGAGTCCTGATAGTCTCCCAGACTCAGCGTCTGGCAGCAGACTTCCTCTATGCTATTAAGCAGCGTTTGACTCACCCGATGTATGAAGAACTCCAGCAGGCATACGCCGCCGGTGTCGGCTTTAATTCTAAGACAGCTTCCTGGCAGGCTACCCGCGTTGTCTTTGGTGATGAACTCCGTGAGTCATCTGAGAAGGACCCAAACATTAGAAGCCGTAGGTATCGGCGGTCAGATCTACGGTAAGCGTGCAGATATGATTATTATCGATGACGCAGTTACCTTGTCTAACGCCAATGACTTTGAACGGCAGATTAAGTGGCTTACCCAAGATGTACGCTCCCGTCTTAACCCAACTGGTAAGTTGGTTGTTATCGGTACCCGCGTTGCAGCAGTAGACTTATACAAAGAATTACGGAATCCTGAGCGCTACCCAGGCGGGTTAGTCCCTTGGACATACCTGGCAATGCCAGCCTTATTAGAACCAAATGAGGACCCCGCTAAATGGGTAACGCTCTGGCCCTATTCAGATGCACCCTTTGATGGACAAGAAGAATCTGATAAGACAGAAGAAGGCTTGTATCCAAGATGGAATGGTAAGCATCTGTATAACGAGCGCCAAGCGATGGACGCATCGACTTGGGCCTTGGTTTACCAACAGCAAGATATTTCAGATGATGCCATCTTCGACCCAGTATGTGTGAAAGGCTCAATCGATGGAATGCGAAAAGCAGGTCGATTGGTGCCTGGCAGTCCAGGTCATCCCAGAGACCTCAACGGTTTCAGTTTTATTTGTGGACTCGACCCAGCAATGGTCGGAGACACAGCGGCGATTTGTTATGCGGTTGATAGGGTTTCTCATAAGCGTTATATTGTTGACGCTATCAAGATCACGCGTCCTACGCCTGCACAAATCACGACAACTCATTACCGATTGGACTAACGTATATGCACCATCGGAATGGATTGTCGAGCGTAACGCCTTTCAATCTTTTCTCACGCAAGATGAAGGAATTAGACAGTTCCTTGCGTCGCGAGGAGTTGCTACTAAGAGAGCACCACACTGGTAACAATAAGTGGGATGCAGGCTTCGGTGTAGCTTCTATGTCTACCCTGTTTGGTACTAAGCAACCTGATGGAAAGCATCACAGAGATAATCTTGATACATCTTGCCATCAGACCAGACAGAGAACATTAAGTCTTTAATTGAGCAACTTGATTACCTGGTCGCCTACCACTAAGGGTAAGACAGATATGGTAATGGCTTTGTGGTTCTGTGAAATCAGAGTCCGTGAAATGCTAAACGTTGGTATCCACGCCAGCCATCATATGAAGAATCCATTCTTAAATCACAATGAGCGCAAGCGTCAAGTTGTGGTAAACATCGACCAACTACTACAAGAACAGCAACAGGCAGTTTATCTAATGGCAGCTCCAAAGAAGAAAATGAACGCACTAGATGCAGGCAATTCAAAAAGGTAAGACTCTGCCTTCAAAAAACAAACAGTATCCCTGGCGATACTGATATCAAGACTGGCAAGATCAAAGCGAGAAGCCAGTTATTACTATTAACAAGAGCAAAGCAATAGCAAGTCTAAAAGTAAGTAGGGATAAATGTTATCAGCCAAGGAAGTCATCGCTAAGGTAGCGCGGCTGCAGACAAAGTATGCAGCCCGCGACCAGCGTATGCGTAGCGTACTTTCAGTACGCCAGGGAGACATCTCCAAGGTTTATCCAGCAATGTTCACAGAGGAATATCCAAAGCCTCTAGTGGCTAACTTCATTGACGTTGCTGCTCGAGACCTTGGCAGAGGCTATGGCTCCGCTTCCAGCCTTTGAGTGCTCTGCAACTAATATGGTTTCAGACTAATGCACGCAAGGCAGCTGATACCCGTACCCGCATTGCAAACTATTACGTGGCATCTTCTGATTTACAGATTCAGATGTACACCGGCGCTGATTGGTTTAATACCTACGGTATGCTTGCCAGCCATCGTTGAGATGGATTACACCAACAACAATCCACGTATCCGTCTATTAAATCCATTCGGAGTTTATCCAGAGATTGATAGATTCGGTAGAACTATTTCTTTGACTCAAATCATCTCAACAGATTCAGAGTCTTTAGCTTCACAATATCCAGAGTTTTATCAAGAGATTCTTGGCAAGAAGACAAACCAGTATGGACAGGTTGCTAATACCCCATACGTATCAATGGTTCGTTATCACGACAAAGACCAAGACATTATCTTCCTACCTGAGCGCAATAACCTAGTCTTGTCTCAGACTGCAAACCCACTAGGTAAATGCTTAGCATCCGTTGCTGTTCGCTCATCCATTGATGGCGAAGCACGTGGACAATTCGATGATGTTCTAGCGGTACAACTAGCACGTGCACGTTTCGCTGTGTTGCAAATTCAAGCAGCTGAAAAGTCAATTCAAGCACCGATTGCTATTCCGCAGGATGTCCAAGAACTCGCACTTGGTCCTGATTCGATTATGCGAAGCGCTAATCCACAGGCAATCCGTCGTGTGCCGCTAGAACTTCCTCCTGGAGTATTTTCTGAATCTCAAGTACTAGAGCGTGAACTTCGTATGGGTGCTCGCTATCCAGAAGTACGCAGCGGTAATCTTGATGCATCTGTTGTTACAGGCCGTGGTGTGCAAGCACTGCAAGCAGGATTTGATACACAGATTCGCTGCAGCTCAAGCACAGTTTGCTCGTCTGTTTACAGAACTTGTAGCACTCTGCTTTGAGGTAGATGAAAAAGTATTTGGCAATATTGTAAAAGAAATTCGTGGCGCTGAAGACGGCACACCATTTTCAATGAAGTATCAACCTGCCAAAGCTATTGGCGGCGAATACGGCGTAGATGTCCGCTACGGAATTATGTCCGGTATGGACCCAAACAGAGCAATCATTGCATTGCTACAAATGCGAAGCGATAAACTTGTATCACGTGATTATGTACGTCGTGAAATCCCAATGGAGTTAAATGTCACTCAAGAAGAACAGCGTGTGGATATTGAAGAGATGCGTGATTCTCTTGCGCGTTGCTGTTGCTCAGTACGCCCAGGCTATTCCAGCGCTTGCTGCACAAGGCCAAGACCCTTCTCAGATTGTTAGTCAGAATCGCCGAGGTAATTAAAGGCCGCCAAAAAGGTAAAGCAATAGAAACTATTGTAGAAGAAGTATTCGCCCCAGAAGAACCACAGATGGCACCACAGATGACCAGGTATGGGAGCAGAAGTTCCAGCAGCAGGTATCGGCCCCCGTTCCTGCCTCGCAGCCAAGTCCAGAACAACAAATGGGTGCGGCCCCTGCTGCTGGCTCTCGTCCAGATATTGCAACATTGCTCTCGCAAATCGCAGGTTGAGCATAACCGAAGGAGGTGCTAAATGAAAAAAGGTGGTCGTGCTGCTGCATCCAATGCAGAAGCCAACAGAAGGCAAGAAAGACACATCAAAGCCAGCAAAGGCTAGATGTGAAGTTCGGATATGCCCCTGCCGCACGTAAGGGCAAGAAGGCTTAGTAATTTAATTGAGAGGATAGAGCGTGAACAAAGATGAAGATTATATACCACGCTCTATCACTCTCGCTGATTTCTTAGTAGTTGTATCAGGTTTTACCGTAAACATAATTAGAGCATTCGAAGCATTTGCTTCAGAGATTTTAGAAATAGCTGTTTATCACGCAAATAGAAAAACAAAAGTTTCCAGAGCTTGGGAACAATTCACATCAGATTTAGAGAAGATGGAGGACAGACAATGGCTAGTAGGCCCTCAATCTAGCAGGCCAGACCAGCAGGCCCTGGCAAATTCTCCAAGACGAACAGACTTATTAGCAATGCCATCAGCTGCATACGGTGAAGGTGTAGAGACTGCTGCAATTAAAGCAGGCGCACCAATGGCTAAGACTCCAGATGTCAGCCCGACTACCTGCATCAGCGAAGTACGTGATGCCGCTTCGCTAGCGACCAGTAACTCCACTATTTGCACCAAGCCAACGTCCAGATGAGCCAATCACAGCAGGCATTCCTATGGGTGATGGTCCATGGACCAGAAGCTCTTGCTAATCAATAACAATATGGATACAGAGCAAGACCGCCTACGTTTAGTCTCATACCTACCCGCTTTGGAAGCAGCCGCTGCTGACCTCAATTCATCACAGGCCTTCCGTAATTACGTTAGGATGCTCAGGGCTAACCTACTATGAGTGAGAGAGAAGCCGCTATAAAGGCTTACCTAGAGCGTCAGAAGTCAAAGAATCCTTCGGCTTTCGATGCAATGGGTGCCTTCAACAAATACTACAATGACCCGAAAAACGTCACTTCTCTTGCCGCGCCCTTAGACTTTGGAAAAGCAATTCCTGCCAAAGATAGACAAAAAGTTTTAGAACAGTTTGACCCAACAACTCGCACAGCTCCAAAGGCTGTAGTTCCAGCATCTATGACACCTGCTATTGCAGGCAGCGGGTTCTGGTCTAAGTTGTTTGCTGGTATGGAAAGAGCTTACAACCTTACAGCGCAAGCTGCATCATTTGCTTTGACATTACCAGAGCCTACCAATCCGCTGTATCAGGATGCAAACGTACTTAAGAACCTACGTGAGTCTTGGGATAGCGCCCGTCAGATTTCTCCAGGCCAAGCATTTATGACCCAAGCCCCCAATGTACTTGGTGGCGTAACTGGACTTGCACAGGAAGCACCTGGAGTCAGAACTTTCTTGATTCACACGCTGCATTCTTATCACCTGAGTTTAATGTATTTGATGCAGAACAACGCCAGAAGGCTTTCCGTGAGCAAACAGTAGGTCGTTGGTCATCTTTTGCTACAGATGTTGTAGCTAGATTTACTTTAGACCCAACACTTATTGCAGGTAAAGGTCTTAAGCAGCTCGCGCTGCACGTCTTGCTGTAAAGCCAGGTGAGGTTGCAGCAGTATTTTCTGGTGAAGCAGTAGGTAAAAACCTAGCTCGTGCTAAAAACCTATCTGGTAATCAAGATGAGATTGTTAAAGCCCTTAATAGCCAAAGAGCAAAAGGCTTTACAACTGAAGCAAACCCAGAATTAACTGATTCTCTAGTCAGCTACACCAATGGCTCCGGTGCTTTTAGTGAAGTAAACAACATTTTACGCAATCCAGAGTACAAAGCCAAGTATGGCAATTACATAGCTGGAGAAAAAGCTAACAAGATAATTCAGGATTTAGACACTCTTATTGCCAAAGCTCCTGGGCTAGATGAGAACTTGTTAACCTTTAGAGGAATCTCTGACAAAGAGACAATTTCTAAACTAAAGAACCTTAAGGTTGGTCAGTCATTTACTGACGAAGGTTTTGTATCCACATCTTTAGATAAGAAGATTGCTAAGAACTTCTCAAAGGGTGGCATAGTAGTTAATATTGTAAACCCAGCAGGTACTAAGGGTATCTTCCCCATAGGGTTTAGAACTGAAGTTGGTAAAGAACTAGCTGCTGGAGAAAGCGAATGGCTACTTCCACGCAATACTAAGTTCTATGTAACTAAGATTGATGGCAATGAGATTACTGTATCTCTTGAAGCCCCTAGTCGTAGAGTAGAACGCATTCAAGCTACCGTTCAGGACTTCGTTGAAGCTACTGATGGTATGAATGAGTCAGACTTGTTCCGCATTGATGCTATTCGTACAGCTGCAAACCCTGCATCTATGGCAGATATCTTTGCAACAGCTAACAAGATTGAAGATAAAGCAGCTCGTCACGCAGTAAAGACAGACATTGTGCTATGGGCACAAGGAGATGTCAAAGCTGCAGAGCGTTTGTTACAGCAGAGCCAGACAGTTGCTGCCAAAATTGGTAGCCTAGAAGATGAAATCTTTGAAGCTAAGTACTTCGGTCAAGCTATTGACAGCGAGACTGGCCAACTCACTATGGACTTGATGAATCAAGGTGAGAATGCAGAGAAGTATGATGTCTTAGTTGCAGAGTATGACAACACTCTTGCTGACATCTACAAGAAGCTGAACGTTGAAGCTACCTTGACCCAACCAAACTACCTGAAGTTAACATCGGGTCAGTATTGCGTCAGGAAATCTCACGCTCACAAGAACTTTATTGATATCCGTTCTGGGTGCAGCATCTATCCCAGTACGCGTTATGACAGGTTTCTTCTACAAGCGTCCTAAAGGCTGGATTGATTTCACAGATAATCAGTCATTGCAGACCTTGGACAATATGCTTAACCAAGTCCGTAACATATCTGAAGGTCAGTTGCTAGATACAACAAGATTCTAACAGGTCTACGTGGACAACTGGCTAATGCTGGTAAGGATGCAGATTCTGTCAAGAACTTAAAGAATCAAATCAAGGAAGTTGAAGATAGATTAAAGTCAGCAGAGTTTACTGTTGAGCGTAAGAATGATTTGTTTGCAAGATACACCTCTGCAGCTGACTCTAATGAGCGAGCATTTGCTTATATGCAGATTGAAGAGGAGCTTTACAAGACTATCGGTAATCAGTTCGGATTTACTGAGGACCAGATTCGTAAAGCCTGGGCACATACGCTTCAGCTCGTGCTAGAGCACACAACCTAATCCGTACTCGTCTTTATACCGCAGCAAAAGACCCAGCAACTGGCGGTCCTGCAGGCGGTATCGTAAAGCCAATCATAGATGATGATGGCGTAGCTTTGATTTTCCCAGCGCCATTAACGAAATCACAGTTAGTCAAGCAGCTTCCAACTCTTGACATCCCAACTATGTATTCGATTCTAAACAAGGCTACTCGTGCTCAGCGCTTTCGTGCGATTACTTCGGTGAGAAGTATCGTTTGCCTATCACTAAGGCTAGCAAAGTAGCAGCAAATGTCCTAGACAGAACTGCTGAAGTTCGTACAGCTGCTAACGAAATGGTAGATGCCACAGATGCTCTACTTAAGTTCCAGGTTCTAGCCCGTCTTGGTTACCCACAGCGTAACGTTACTGAAGGTAACCTACGTATTATCTTTACAATAGGGCCAATGGCTATCCTAGCCCGTGCAGCGGGTTGACAAAGACTGGCGGACAGATTCTTATGAATCGCTTCCGTGGTGCTACTAACGATGAGATTTTCGACTTCAGCAATAAGGCTAAACTCCTTGCTAAGAAGGATGAACTAGAAGCATCTCTTTACTATGTAGATGACCAAGATGTAGTCCTTCGTCAAATCAATGAGATTGACCAGATGCTTGCTGGCAAGAAGAAGATTGGCTGACCGCTTTGGTATGGGATTAAACCAAATCAGGGTAGGCGATGACATCATTACCTATGAAGATGCACTAGGCGCAACTCCTTCTCAGGCTAAGTATATCAATGATAGATTCATTGCATCTGCTGCTCGTATTATCGATGACCATTTCTCTGAGTTTGGTAAGTCTGCTCGTAACGTTATGGAAACTAACGGAGACTGGACCATTGTTCGTGGTACAGATGAAGGTTGGTTAGAGGCTTACAAGCGTGTAGTTAACCGCCAGATGCGTAACTCTAAGCTAACACGTATCTTGATGCAGGATAAAGACAGAGATACTTTGGTATCAGAAGCCCGTAACTTCCCACTAAAGACCCAGAAGGCCGTCGTATTCGTAAGAACTTACTTATGGGCCGTAGCGTAGATGACATTATTGAGGCTAACTTGGCTAACATAGACCAGGTTTTCCCTTCATATATCAGCCCAGAGTTTAAGAAGCTAGCTTAGATAAGTCAATTACAGATGCAGATGTGTTTAAGTATTACGGTACTGACCAAGTATCCGTCCAGATGTAAACGGTGCACAGGTTTCGCTATGAATGGTACCTCTGCGGTATCAACTCTGCTTGCAAAAGCACTAGATAAGTTCTATAACGCATTCGGTGAAATCCCAGAAAAGGGATTAGTCCGTAATACTATGTTTGTTGGACTTTATCGCCAGCGTATGAAAGCTGTAGTAGAGAATGCTATCGCTAATTATCCTGGTGAAGAGATTCCTACCTGGTATCTACGCAAGTTAGAATCCAATGCACGTCAATGGGCTAGAGCAGAAATGCGTAGAAACCTATATGACACAACAGAGCGCGTTGAATCTGCTAAGTATCTACGTTATGCCTTCCCATTCTTTGGTGCATTCGCTGATGTAGCTGAGAAGTGGGGTCGTATTCTATTCAATGACCCAACAGTCTTGCGTAAACTAGACATCGTTTACAATGCTCCAGACCGTGCAGGTATGACTGAAGAGCGCGATGGTATTACTTGCATCAACGTTCCTGGTGGTGGCTAAGCGTATGGGTCTAGGTGATAGACCACGTTCTATTCCTAAGCCATCACTAAACCTTATTTTCCAAGGTGGAGAATGGTGGAACCCAGGTGCCAGGTTGGCTCGTCTCAGTACACCACCTCAAAGATTGTTAAGAATACTCCTGAGGTAGAACGTAATGCTCTTGTAAAGCAGATTCTGCCATATGGTGCAACAGGCACAGGCTGGAAAGATTTGCTGATTCAAAGCCCTGCAGCAAAACGTGCTATGGGTATCTTTGATACAGATAATCCAACCCGTCAGAATTTAACAGTTCTGATTATGGCTGAAGAAAATGCTAAGTTTGACCAAGGCCTACGCGATACTGCCCCTACTTTGGCAGAGATTAACAACCGCGTTAAGAAGCAACTAGCTTTAGATGTAGCATCTCGTTTGATTCTGCCATTTGCTTCAGGAACCCGCAGCCCTTATCAGTATTACATTGATTGCCTACCAGAAGCTACGTGAGGAAGACCCATTCACAGCTACTGATAAGTTCCTATGAGCAGTATGGTGATGCGTATTATCTATTCACCTGCAAGCCTATTCTAAGAACAACTTGCTGGCATTGCTGCAAGCGTTGAGGCTGACAAGGTTGCTAAGCAGTTCAAAAGATTTGATTGCTAAGAACCCTGATTATGGCTGGTTCATTGTTGGCGCAGCCAACGCTGGAGAGTTCTCACCTACTGTTTATCGCAAGCAGTTTGAAGAGAAGGCTGCTCCTGGTAGCACAGTAAGCTACAGAACAACTCAAGATGCTTATGAGGCTAGTTGGCGCAACCAAAGCAGAACTAGGTTGGGTTAAGTACAACAAGGGTATGGACTTAATGGAGTGCACACAGCGTATTGCTCAGGGCTTACCAAGCCTATCTTCTAAAGGTGCTGAAGATTTAGCAACTGCTAAGAAGTTATTCGTAGCAGCACTAGAGCACGAGAACCCTGAGCGGGCAAAGGTTCGTGGAAAGATTGACTTGAACAAAGTCACTAACTTCCTACGCTTTGCTAAAGAAGCGCTATAGGACCCACGCCTTGCTAACCGTCCAGATATTAAGACGATGGCAGAGTACCTAAAGGGACGCGAAGAACTGCGTAAAGTATTGGCAACTAGACCTAATAAGACTCTAGGTGCTGAATCAAATGCTGACTTGAGAGAAGTATGGGACACCTTCTACCGGAATCCTTATTGACCAAGATGTAACGTTTAACAGAATCTACACACGGATGCTGGAAAGCGATGACCTATCGAAAGGCTTGTAATGCAGGCGAAGAGAATAAGACTACGCAAAGCACAGATGCTTTTGCTTTGTTAGCGCAGTTGCTAAGTGGTGGAACCACAGGCACAGCAAGTTCTGGTGTATATCTTGGACAAAGCGGCACTAAGCCTGTTCGTATGAAGAAGACTGGTGAGACAATAAATGTCCCAACTAACAAGGTTATCTCTATTCAAGAAGCCAACAAGTTATATTTAACTGACCCAAAACTGCAGTCTACTTGGCGTGCAACTATGAAGAAGAATGGTTTAGAAACTGGTAACCCAGTTGCCGAACGCAAGGCTTGGGAAGTAGCGGTAGCAGGTGCTGCTGATTGGTATACCACATCTAACGGAACTGCAAAGGTAACCCCAGAACAGTATCTAACTTGGTGGGCTGGTGGACAAAAGAAGTCTACAGCTCCAGCACTTCCTACCCGTCAGATTTATGATGTACCTAAGGCACAGATTGAAGCAGATGTAGATACCGCTGCGAAGTCAATCCTTGGCCGTACAATTCAGGCAGATGATAAGACTCAAGACTGGTACAAGAATCTCGTAAAGAGTGTTAACGATATGTACCAAAAAGGTGTAGTTACCACAGTCAAGGAAGTAGTCAATCCTGCTACTGGCAAGAAGGAAAAGCAAGTACTTCAGAAGCCAGGATACTCAAAAAGAAAAGATTGCTACAACCATTGAGACTGGCCTAAAGGAAGCATCACCTGTTGATGTAGAGCGCAAGAGCCGTGTTGACTTTACTAAATGGTTATTCTCACAGTCAGGAGGGCAGGGATAGTGGCTGAACAAACCGCTACCGATAAGTTCGGTATTGGCGAAGCACTACTTAATGACCCTAAGTACGGTGCTCAACTTCGTAAAGTATTTGAATTATGGAATGCTGGTAAGTTAACCGAGGCTCAAGATGAGTATTTCAAGACTGACTGGGCTAAGTTAGATGCTGATGTAAGAACCAGATATCTTCTCAACCTACAACAGCAAGATGTATACAAAGAGCGTCTAAAAGAGTTTACTGTCAAGTTAAAAGCCCTTCTAAATCCTCGCGGGCTTAAGATAACTGATGAAGCAAATCAAGGATTACTTTGACAGAGGTATTAATGAAGACATTATCATCGATGAACTATCTGGTGGTATTACAGCCAAAGGCGCAGCAGGAACATCTGCCAATGCCCTTGATGACTTGCGTACAACAGCCCGTAATAATGGCTTTAACTTAGACAAAGACTTTGCTGGTCAGATTGATGGCTGGCTGCGACGTATTGCTAAAGGCGAAGACGTTGAAGACTTCAAGCGTATTATCCGCCAGCAGGCAAAGTTAGGCTTACCTGAAAAGGTAGGAGTATTACTAGATGAAGGTTTAGATTTGGCTAACGTATTTCAACCATACCGCAGCCAGATGGCAGCACTATTAGAGGTTATGCCAGATGCAATCAGTTTAGATGACCCGCTACTTGTAGCGCTTATGGTGCAGACAAAGAGATGTCTTTGTATGACTTTAAGAAGCAAGTACGCAAAGACCCACGTTGGCAGTACACAGACAATGCTAGAGAAGATGTATCAAATGTAGCACTTAGTGTGCTCCGTGACTTTGGATTCCAGGGGATAATGGCAGCCGCAGATGAAGCAAATCAAGCAAGACTAAAAAGAGAAGCAGAAGCCGCCGCAAAGAAGCAGGCCCTTGCAGAAGCTCGTCAAAAGCGTCTAGATGAACTCAAGGATGAACGTGCAAAAGCTGCTGCAGAAAAAGTAGCAGAGCGTTCCTGCTGACCCTGACAAGAATCCTACTATTCGCCCTGAAGGTGAGATTAACTCAGGATTTATTATCTACAACTCTTGGGTTGGTGGCGCCACCACAGGTGAGTGGCGTACTTATAGAGTTCCAAATACTCCAGAAAATATGGTGAAGTATGGTTCACGTGTATTTGGTGGAGAGACTCAACAGCAGGGTGGTTCTGCTGTAGGTGCTAACACACTAGAAAAGCAACCACTTCTTGTAAAAGATGAATATGGACAAATCATTGGTTACAACAAAGACGGAGTAACTTTTAGTTATCAAGGTTTTAGTGATGGTCGCGGTAACACTGGTGGCACTGGTGGCAACTCAGGAAGTAATACAGGAGATGGATTTAAGGTTGTTGGCGGTATTATGACCTACAACGGACAGCCATTTACTGGGAACATACAATGGAACAGATTTTGTTAATGGCAAAGCTACCGGAAGTTCAGGTGGCTCCACCGGTAGTAAAGGCGGAGCCTTTATCCCTACAACATACACTGCTCCAGATGGCAGAATGTTTACTGACCTTGACTCTTACAATGCTTACATTGCAAAGTTAGCAGCAGATGAAAAGCGTCAACAAGGACAGTCTGCTTATGACTTACTATTCAAAGAGTTCAATGATTATGGCTTAGGTTCATTAGTAGAACCGCTAAAGCAGTTCATTATAGATGGTTTATCACAAGCAGAGTTTACTCTCCGCCTTCGTGATACTGATGCCTATAAGAAGCGCTTTGCTGCTAACCAAGCCCGTATTCAAAAAGGTTTGACAGCATTATCAGAGGCCGCATATATCAACCTTGAAGACCAATACCAAGATGTAATGCGTCGCTATGGTCTACCTAGAGTCTTACTACACACGTGGAGATATGGGCCGTCAAGAAGGTTTTGAGAAGTTAATTGCTAACGACGTATCTAACGTGGAGTTAGAGGACCGCATCTCAACAGCACAGCGTAGAGTTATCAACGCTGCTCCTGAAGTATCTGCAGCTCTTCGTCAGTACTATCCTGAGATTGGTCAGGGAGATATGTTGGCATACTTCCTAGACCCAGATAAGGCTATTGAAAACATCAAGCGCAAAGTAACCGCTGCTGAAATTGGAGCAGGTGCTGCAAAGATGGCTAGCCTACCTGAACTGGATGTAACTAGAGCAGAAGAACTTGCTAAGCTATGGAGTAACCGAGAGAAACAGCACGTCAAGGATTCCAGACTATTGCTCAGAAGTTGCTACCTCGTGGTAGCCAACTAGCATCAATTTACAAACAAGAACCATACAGCACAAACAACTGCCGAGCAAGAAGTATTTGGTCTTGCTGGTGCAACAGAGGCTGGCTAAGCAAGCGTAGGAAACTAACCGAACTTGAGCAAGCCTCATTCTAGCGGTTCATCAGGTATGGTCTGGTGGCGCATTAGCCCGCGATAGAGCAGGGGCATTCTAGGCCTGCTAACGGAGCGACCGGTCCGTTAGAGAGATATCAATACCGGGAGTAAGAGCCATACAGCGTTCCCCAAACTGTATGAGGCTTACGAATACTACTAACAAGGGAGAAGGACTCTATGTCCAACTACGACTACGAAGATGACGACTTTGATACACCATCGAATGATGGAGACAATCTCGTTAAGCAACTGCGTAAAGCAGCAAAGCAAAAAGACAAGGAGCTCGCAGAGCTAAAGGCTCAATACGAGCAAATTGCTAAAGCAAACAGAGAACGAGCAATCAAAGATGCACTCGCAAGTCGCGGGGTAAATAGCAAGATTGCATCATTTATCCCACAGGATATAGACCCAACTGAGGAGTCTGTATCAAAATGGCTGGAAGATTATGCCGATGTATTCGGTGTACAAACCCAGTCGAACCAGGCAACACCTAATGTAGACCCAGCTCAGGCTGCTGCATATCAACGAATGACAAATGCTGTAGAGCAAGGAATGACTCCTGAATATCAGGCAGACGTTCACCGCAAGTTGATGAATGCTTCAAGCCGTGAAGAGCTAGACGAAATCATTAGACAGTCTGGACTCTAATTCCGAACCTAACCGAAAGGCACTAAAAAGTGGCATTACCTACAGGTACGCTGACTACGACATCGGATATTTCCAATCTCGTAAAAACAGCATATGACCAGTACGTACGTATGGCCCTACGTTCCATCCCTGTGATGCGTGCGTTGGCAGACGTAAAGCCAGTGCAACAGGCTATGCCAGGTTCATCAGTTGTATTCTCCATCTACTCAGACCTCGCAACAGCGACTGGTACCTTGACAGAATCTTCCGATGTTTCCTCCATTGCACTAGGCAATCCAAACCAAGTAACCGTAACTCTTAACGAGTATGGTTCAGCAGTAACAACCACCAAGAAGTTGAACCTAACATCATTCAACGATGTTGATGCAGCTCTTGCTGACATCATTGCTTACAACGCTGCCGACTCAATCGACGTAGTTGTAGCAAACGTTCTAACTGGTGGCTCCAACGTAATCTACGGTGGCACTGCAACTGGTACTTCAGGTATCACAGCATCTGGCACAATGTCAGTTGCTGACATCCGCGAAGCTGTTGTACAGCTACGCACCAACAAAGCTGTACCTCGCATTGGCGAGCTATATGCAGCTTACCTACACCCACGTCAGTCAGCTGACCTACGTGCTGAGGCTGGTACTGGTGGATTCCAGGAACTAAGCAAGTACGTTGACCGCACCCCATTCGTTGCTGGTGCAGTCGGTGTAATCGAAGGTGCATTCGTTGTAGAAACACCTCGTGTTCTATCTGCATCTAACGGTGCATCACCTGCAGTAACTGTCTACAAGGCAGTTGTTGCTGGACGTGAAGCATTGGCTGAAGCACAAGCAGCCGATATCTCAACCGTCATCGGTCCAGAAATCGACGCTCTACGTCGTTTCCGCACCATCGGTTGGTACTACTTCGGAGGCTTTGCTCGCCTACGTGAAGCTGCTCTATATCGCATTGAGACAGCTGCATCCATCAACTAGTAGTTGATTGACTCTGTGGTAGGGGTCGTTGTATCCCTACCACTGGGGTGAGTTCACTATGAAAGGAAATAATGAACTACAGACTGAATACGCCTTGGCGCTGGGAAACTTGGGGAATTACTGAGAACCGCTATTCTCCGTATGCCCGTTTAGCTGGCCGTCCAATTACTGGCGGTACTCAATCTGGAACTATCAATCCTTTTCTCACAGACATTCCCCGCGGTTACTCATTGCTAGTCAATGGAACCACTGTGACAGAAATCCAAACTCCATATCAAGATGACATTGCAGATGCCGATGCTGCTTATCTTGGTGGACACGAATACATCCTAAACGAATCCGAAGCACAGATTCTTATTGATGCTGGCTACGGAGATTATCTGACACCTATAGAGGAATGATGGAACGTAATCCAAACTGTCGTTCTGGTTGCAAAACCCAGGACCACGATTCTTATTCTGATTGTTTGCAAGCAGCAAACTTCGCATTTGCAGGGTGCTTCCCTACTCGGCAAGGCTGGGATAAGGACAGGGAAAATAAAGACAACAAAGAATTGGAGTCCTACTACTCCGCTGTAAGGCAAGGTGTAGAACCCATCTCAACAAAGCAGAAAGACATTGATGCTGCGATGAGGCTTAGTAATGACACTGGAAAAGCCTTTGATGGCAATTCCTTAAAGTTCAAGGAGAACTAATGAAGAAGACAACAAAGAAGGAAACTGTTGGTTTCCCATACAAAGGTGGCGCTAAGCCTATTACAAAGTCAATGGCTCCTGGCACATCAACTGTAAAAATCTCAGGCGCTAAAGCAACCTTCTCAGGTGGCCGTAAGCACACCTCAAGAGGTAAGTAATATGCCAAAGGTTGGAAATAAGAAGTTTGCTTATACAGCAAAAGGTAAGGCTGCCGCTAAGAAGGAAGCCAAGAAAACTGGCAAGGCAATGAAGATGAACACCTACGCTGAAATCAGCAAGGGCGCTAAAGGAAAGAAGGCGAAGTAAATGGCTGATTGGTTAGGCGAAGAGAAGGCTATCATCCACGAACAGATGGAGCCACAGAAGAAGCGCATTGCTGAATATGGTTCAGTAGGCCGTTACAAAGATTACAGCGATATCCAAACTGGTGTAGGTGGCAAAGGCCGCACAGAGAAGCCAGGCCGTGCTATGGATGAATTGGACATTGACTAATGCCTGCTAAGAAGAAAACTAAAGTAGAAAAAGTGATGCACGAGTTTAAGACTGGCACACTTCACTCAGGCAAGAAGGGACCGGTAGTTAAGTCCCGCAAACAAGCAATCGCTATCGCATTGTCAGAAGCTGGTAAGGCTAAGAAGGCAGTTAAGCGTGGCGGAAAAAAGAAGTAGTAAGAAGGATGCACGTCTTACACGTGCTGGCGTATCGGGCTTCAATAAACCCAAGCGTACGCCTTCTCACCCAACTAAGAGTCACGTCGTTGTCGCAAAAGAAGGAAGTCAAGTCAAGACAATCCGCTTCGGACAACAAGGCGTAACAGGTGACAAGAAGCCAACAGCAAGACAGGCTTCGTTTAAGGCAAGACACGCAAAGAACATTGCCAAAGGAAAAATGAGCGCTGCTTATTGGGCAGACAAAGTTAAGTGGTAAAAGGAGAATGTGGTGACACAGTACGGAGAATCGTGGTCAACTCTAAAGGACGAACTCAACCGTCTCGCTAATGGCGGTGGCACCACATATCCTGCTATCTCAACGTATTTAGATGTGGCTGGTGCAATCAAGAAATGGGCAGCAGCAAGAAGCGTTACTCTGACAAAGACTGATAGCGTAGGAATGTTAAATGAAATTGCTGGCATTACTGATGAAGCCAATTATCTTGATTTTAGTGGCGTATGTAACTACATCGCTGGCACTACTTGGCTACCTGCAGCGGCTGCTCTCCGACAGGTCAATGCCTGATGAGTGCGAGATATAATCTGACCTGCGACCAGGCCACTACTTTTAATTTTCAGTTCCAGATTAAGAATGATAATACTCCCTGGGACTTAAATAACTACACAGCCGTTATGACTGTACGTCCATTCGTTGGTGCATCTACAACCACAGTTGTAGCATCTACAGATAACGGAAGAATAGTTTTAGATGCAGGCAATGGTCGTATTACGGTGACCATTGATGCCGCCACTACAGCAGCAATTACATCAGGTAGATATTCCTATGACCTGGTGCTAGAGGCTGGTACTGGCGAAGTTACAAGAATACTCGAAGGCAAGTTCGTAGTGACAGGAGCAGTGACAACCTCGTGACAACAATCATTGTTATCGAAAACATTACTCCGCAAGTTGCTGTAGAGTTATCTAATCAACAAGGACCGCAGGGTACACCTGGAGTTACCGGACCGACAGGTCCAACTGGACCACAAGGTTCACAAGGTACAACAGGTGCTACTGGTGCAACTGGTTCACAAGGACCACAGGGTGCAACAGGTCCGACAGGAGCAACAGGTGTTACAGGAAGTACTGGCCCTGCTGGGGCTACGGGTGCAACAGGAGCGCAAGGCGCTACTGGACCCACAGGAGATACAGGCCCAACGGGTCCTGCGGGAGCAACAGGTGCAACAGGACCTGTTGGTGCTACAGGAAGTACGGGAGCGACTGGACCAACTGGTCCCATAGGTGTAACTGGGCCTACAGGTCCACAGGGCGTAACCGGTGATACCGGAGCAACAGGCCCACAAGGAATTCAAGGAGATACCGGAGCTACTGGTCCTACAGGACCGCAAGGTGTTACCGGACCAGTTGGAGCCACCGGCCCAGTTGGTGCAACTGGCCCGCAAGGTGTAACCGGAGATGTTGGTCCGACAGGACCAGCCGGTGCAACCGGTCCTGTAGGGGCTACAGGCCCCGTAGGAGCCACTGGAGCGCAAGGGAGTTACTGGAGATGTCGGACCCACAGGTGCTGTTGGCCCTACGGGCGCTACAGGGCCTCAAGGCATCCAAGGTGACACAGGTGCTACAGGCGCTACGGGTCCAGCAGGAGCAGTTGGAGCAACCGGTGCTACGGAGCCACAAGGACTACAAGGAGTAACAGGTGATGTTGGACCTCACTGGCGCTACTGGTAGCCGCTGGCGCTGTTGGCGCTACTGGTACCAGTCGGTGCGACTGGAGCAACAGGACCGGCAGGAGCTAATGGAGCAACAGGAGCAACAGGCCCTCAAGGAATTGCAGGCGCTGTGGGAGCAACAGGAGCCACAGGTCCTGCGGGAGCCACTGGAGCCGTAGGTGCTACTGGGCCAGATGGTCCGACAGGTGCAACTGGACCAACTGGTGTTACAGGATCCTGCAGGTACAGGAGTTGCTATTGGTGGAACTCAGTATCAGTTCCTAATCAAGAACTCATGCTACCAACTATGACACTGTTTGGACTGGAGTTATTGACGGTGGTACACCTTAACGATTATTTCAAGAATCCAATAGTCATAAACCTTGATAGGCGTACTGACAGGTTGGAACAATTTAATAAACAGGCAGAAGAGTTAGGCATTAAGTATGAAAGGCTGCAGGCGGTAGAGGCTACTGACCCAGTATTGGGTTGCAAGTTAAGCCACATAGCAGCCTTAAATAAGTATGACTCACAGGTCATATTTATACTTGAAGATGATGCAGTCTTTGTGGATAACTTTGCTGAAGTCTTTACACAGGCTGTGGATAACTTACCTGATGACTGGGATATGGTTTACCTTGGAGCACATCTGCTCAAGAAGGAACCAGTCAACCAGTACTGGGCTAGAAGCCTAGAATGCTCATCAACCCACGCCTACGCGGTTAAGAAGCATATGGTTCCTAAACTGACCAAGGCAGCCTTAGAGCATAATGGTCACGTAGATGTAGCCTTCTCAAGCCTGCATAAGGACCATAAGGTCTATGCAGCCAGACCTACCCTAGTTTACCAAGGAGCCAGTTACAGCGACTTGCAGGGCTGTGAAGTGGACTATAAATACTTGTATTTCTGATAGACTTGTGGTATGAGATTCCACGTCGTTTCACTACCGCACACTAACACAACTAAAGATTTTGCTAACTGCGCTTATACCGAAAAGGTACGCAGGTTCTGCAATATGATGAAGGGCTTAGGCCATACAGTCTATCTATACGCTGGTGAAGAAAATGAAGCCAACGTAGATGAACTGATACCTTGTATCACAGAGAATCAACGACGCTTAGTCGTTGGTAACAAGCCTTATGTAGAAGCACCGTTTGATTACAAACTACCTCACTGGCAGAAGTTCAACGGTAAAGCAACTAAAGGAAATTAACAAGAGAATAGAACCACAAGATTTTATCTGCCTTATTGCTGGTGCAAGTCATAAGCCTATTGCAGATGCACTACAGGCCTCATATGTCAGTAGAGTTCGGAGTAGGTTACTCTGGAATCTTTTCTGATTACAAAGTCTTTGAATCCTATGCTTGGATGCACGCAGTCTATGCACAGTTTAAGAATGCCTCTACAGTAGATGGTGCATTCTTTGATGCAGTAATTCCAGGTTACTTAGACCCTGATATGTTCCCAATGGGTAAAGGCGATGGAGATTACTACCTCTATGTAGGTCGTATGATTCCACGCAAAGGTGTAGAAATAGCTGCACACATCTGTAAGACAATAGGTGCTCGCTTTATTATGGCAGGCCCTGGTGATTACATCCCAACTTATGGTGAGTATCTAGGACCAGTAGGACCTGAGAAGCGTGCAGAGTTAATGGGTGGAGCAATAGCAACATTTGTTCCGACACTTTACTTAGAACCATTTGGCAATGTAAACATTGAGTCACAAGCCTGTGGAACTCCAGTTATTACAACAGACTGGGGAGCATTTACAGAGACTGTTATCCAAGGTGTGACTGGTTATAGATGCAGAAGCGTAGAGGAATTCATCCTTGCTACGCAGAATGTTAAATCATTAGACAGAGAGTTTATTCGCAAACGCGCTATAGAAACCTACAGCGTGGATGTAATAGCAAAGCAATACGAGTACTACTTCCAGCGCTTACTCACATTATGGGGTGATGGCTGGTATGAAAAGGAAAAGCAGCCGAAGCCATCAGAAAGGCTCAGCAAAAACAAACGGAGGGCTAATGCCTAGTTTCAACGACTTGGTCGATGAAGTCAAAGTTAACCTGCAAGGTTACACACTTCGCCAAGACCGCATTACTTATGTCACTAACGCTGGTGGTTTGACTACTACCTCCACTCAAATCAACGTCGGCTCTGCTGATAACTTGGCTAAAGGTATTATCGAGATTGATGATGAGTTAATCTGGATTGATAACTTTACAACCTCAACTAACTCACTAAACGTAGCACCTGGCTTTGGTCGTGGTTATCTAGGTACAACTGCAGCACCACACAGCCAAAATGCTCAGGTTATTTTATCTCCAACCTTTCCACGTAGCGCAATCAAGAAGGCTATCAACGACACAGTTCGCAGCTTGTATCCTAAGCTATTCGCTGTAGGTTCAACCACCTTCCAGTTCAATGCAGCACAGGTTACCTATCCGCTACCTGATGATTGCCGTGAAGTTCTATATATGTCTTGGCAGACCACAGGTTCAAGCCGTGAGTGGCTACCTATCCGCAAGTGGAGATTTGACCCACTAGCAAATACACCAACCTTTAATACACAAAAGACTATCAACCTGTATGAAAACATTCAGCCAGGTAGAACTGTCAAGGTTTGGTACACAATGGTTCCAGACACAATGGATGCCAATACTGATGACTTTGTAGATGTAACCGGTCTACCAGAATCCTGTCAGGATGTAATCGTTTATGGCGCTTGCTACCGTTTGCTTTCATTCGTAGATGCAGGCCGCATCAATCTGTCCTCTGCTGAGGCAGACCTTAATGACACCAAGATTCCAGCATCTGCTGGTTCTGCTGTGTCTCAGTTATGTTTTCGCTCTGTTCCAACAGCGTCTCCAAGAAGAGGCTTTGAAACTAAGCGACCAGTTCCCAATACGTATACATCTGAGTCGATAAGGAAGGCTAAATGGGAATCCGTAGATACTCAAGCATAAGCATTGAAACAACACTTGCTTCAGGCTTATCAAACAACGCCACCACAATGAGCGTTGCTACTGGTACTGGAGCAACCTTGATTCAAGGCTCTGGTTTTACCAACGGTGACCAGTTCACAGTTGCCATTGACCCAGATACCAACAATGAAGAGATTGTCTTCATTACTGCTAGAACTAGCGATACCTTCACAGTAACACGTGGACAGGCTGGCTCTAGTGCAGTGTCACACTCTGCTGGTGCAACAGTGCAGCACGTGCTAACAAGTAATGACCTTGACTACTTTAACAACGCAATTCAATCTTCGGTTGCCTTACCAGGCACACCGACAGTCGATGGAGGCACACCTTGATTCCAGCGATTATCACAAGCAAACAACTACTAGGAGGAAAGAAATAAATGCCAGTTCAGACAGCAATACAACTCCGAAGAGGAACTGCTGCGTCTTGGACTTCCACCAACCCTACATTGGCTGCTGGTGAAGTTGGATTTGAGACGGATACAGGCAAGTTCAAAATCGGTACAGGCTCTGCAGCCTGGAACTCACTTACTTATTTTAACCCAGGAGCAGTGGCTTCACCACTGACCACTAAAGGTGATTTATGGACCTATCAGCACAACAAATGCTCGTTTAGCCACAGGAACCGACGGAGAAACACTCGTCGCGGATAGTGCCGCTAGCACAGGTCTGCGTTAGCTAGGCTGACGTTCGCGATTGGCAAGAACCAATAATCAATGGAGACTTTGATATTTGGCAAAGCAGGGACAACGTTTACCAGCCTTCTAGCGGATGCCTTCATATCTGAATCGCAGACCGTTGGAGAATTGGTACGGTACTGACTGGCAACTATTACTATTACTCAGCAAACTCTACTCCTGGAACCGCACCTGTGGCCGGTTATTCGAAGGTACTGATTTTGCGTAGTTGCAGCAACAATGACGATGCTATTACATGGTGGTATACAGTTAGTTCAAAGACATTGAGGATGTGAATAGTATACCTTTTGCTGGACAAACTACAACCGTATTTTTGGGCTAATGCATCTAGCAAAACGGTCCTCATAGTTCGGTGGCACTTTGCGATTTGATCAGCAATTCTGGAAATGGAAGCGCATCAAAGTTTCAAATAACTGGTACACGGTACGCTACATCTATGCACGGACTAGACATATTCCGACTACTAAATGCCTTCTGTATCATCACAGCTACAGGCACAGTCGGTTGCAGACTGCTGATGGAATTAGCACTCAGTATTTGCTATCAATATTCTTACCAGCGAACGGCATCAAACAACTATTGATATTAACTACGGGGTGTTCAGATAGAAGCTGGTCAGCGTTGCCACCGCTTTCCAAACCGCAACGGGAACACTCGCTGGGGAGTTATCCGCTGGCCAACGTTATTATTTCTAAGTTAAGTGCTGTTGGTGTGGTCCCACTTGTCTAGACACGTATTCAGCTCAATTTTGCAACCATTTTACCTATCCTCACATGAGACCAATCCAACTAACAATCAGGGGGAGGGTTTACCGCAGCGGCGCAGACCAAGTTTAATGCAGGCTAAAGGTTTGGAAACACTAGGAATCGCCGCAGTTTTAATACGTAGCAATTTAACGAGCGGATTACTTTCGCTGCTAACAATATATGGAGTGCTGAACTGTGAAATATAATTACTGATGAAACGAAAGGCTAGGTTTACATTTTAAACCCAACAGAGAACGACACTGCGACAATGCTAATGGATATATGAATACTACTCAACCATTAAGTTAATCCAAGCAAGCCTACCAGAATTGGCCAGATTACTCAAGAGCAGTTGCCTATAAAAGCAGGAAAGCGGCACACTCTCATAGGAACCTGCTAGACTTTGGGCTATGGAACAGTTACCGCTGGAGCTATTGCACTCCAAGTTGAAGGACCGCTACATAGCCCAAGGCTTTAATGACTCCCTATTCCGTAATGACTGGAATCTGTTACTACGGACAGGAGCTCACCCGCAGGTGGCTACTGTAGATGACCTACAGAATGCCATTTCTAGGGGCTCTACGCAGGCTACAAGGGCTCATTATGCCTCTCGCCTACGAAGTATATTCAAGGCCCTACGAAAGATGGGTCTAATCGATAATCTGGTCACAGACGACCTACCTGATATCAAGAAGAAACGAGGCACGCCACATCCCTTAACCAAGGGTGAGGCTGCCCTATTGATGTCTGATGCTAGACAGCCTATGAAGGACTGGTTCTTTGTAGCCTGTAACGCAGGGCTAAGAGCTATGGAAGTAGCCAAGCTGCGAGGCATAGACCTAGAAGAAGTAGAAGATGGCCACATCCTTAGAGTCTATGGAAAAGGTGGCACAGATTTAGCAGTACCCGTAGCACCCAAGGTGGCAGAGTTAATCCTGTCATATAACACTAAGGGCAGACTATGGACAGTAACACCAAATAGATTATCTAAACGAGCCAGCGCTGAGATGAAGCGCCTAGGTATCGAACATAAAACTTTCCACGCCTGTAGGCATTACTTTGCAACAACAATGCTTGCCACATCAGGTGGTGATTTATTGGCAGTAAGAGACTTGATGAGACACGCAAGCGTTGAAACAACTCAGGTCTATACACAACTAGCGACTGACAGAACGAGGTCAATAGTTAACAAGTTAGGCTGAAAGGATAACAATGGCTACTGAGTTCGACATTACCGAACCCATACCGTATGAACTATCAAACCCTGCAGGTCCAGCAACCTATTCACCAAGCGGCGTTGCTTATGACGTAGCCATCAATGCTCAACCATTCTTCTTGATGAACTCTGACGATACTCCGTATCGCCGTGTCACTGCTCAGTATCGCAAGCAGCAGTATGACCAGACCAGAGAAGCAGGAGAGCAGTCTCTTACTGGTTGGTGGTTCAGAAGCTCAGTCATCCTTCCACCTAGGTCAAGGCATCAAGTACTTTGAGCCTGCTCAGGATGAAGGTTTGCGCTTTCAGTACACAAAGTCTAAGGGCTGTGATGTATGGGAAAAGGGTCAGGTAACTCTGATTTATGATGTTGACCCAACTCACGTAACCACTACTGCTTTGAAAACTAATGGCAGACCAGGACAGTACCTGCGTTCCATTAAGTGGAAGCAGAATGGCAATACCTATGACGGCTGCCTGCTACTAGATGGCTATGACATTGACAAGATATTTCCTGCTATCACAGGTTCAATTACTAACAAGGCTTTAACATCTAACGTAGCCACACTTACCGCTGCTGCTCACGGTTTATCAGTTGGCTTTACAGTTACAGTCACTGGGGTAGATAGCACATTCAATGGAACCTATACCATTACCGCTGTCACCACTAACACTTTCTCATATGCTAAGACAGCATCTAACGTAACATCTCAGGCTGCTACTGGAACCTTTACTTCAGATGTCTGCCACTTCGTAGATTACAACGCAGGCGTTGGTGTCTACCCTGTATATGCCTACTGTGATGATGGGTGTACGCCTACTGGATTACTAAGATTGTAGATGCTGGCGTAGATAAGACTGCTATGTATAAGAAGCCATTGATTGGAACTGCCGCTGATACTAGCGATGAAGTCCAGATGTGGAAAAGTAACTCTGTTGTAGTAAACGATGCAGTAATGGAGTTCACCAAAGAGCGTATCGTTGCTTGTATCAACAATAAAGTTTATGAGATTTCAACTACTGCATCTGCTTTGCCATCTGCAGTCTATACCCACCCAGTAGATGACTTTGCCTATACCAGCATTACATCTTCAGGGGCAGCTATCTATGTAACAGGTTATTCAGGTAGCCAATCAAACATTCAGAAGTTTACTCTGACTACAGCCGGTGCTATGCCAACCTTGACATCTGCTATCACTGCTGCTGAGATGCCTAGCGGAGAGTTAATCTTCCGTATCTATTACTACCTTGGCTATATGATGATTGGAACTAGCCTTGGTGTACGTGTGGCTGCAGTATCAGATGATGGTTCATTGGCTTATGGACCGTTGATATTTGAATCAGAGCAGCCTGTCTATGACTTTGCTGCACGTGGTCAGTATGTCTGGTGCTGCAACAAATGTTGATGGTGCACCTGGTACTACTCGTATTGATTTAGGTCAGCCTCTAGGCCAGCTTATATTCCCTATGCCTGGGATACTTACTACTACCCAGAAGATGAGACTGCTCGTGTAACAGGACGCAGTACTACAGCCTGTGCATTCATTGACGGAACTGAACGCATTGCCTTTACAACTAACTACACTTCATCTAATGGCAAGGTTTACATTGAATCTGCTAACCGCTATGTATGGCAGGGATTCTTACAGACTGGTTTCGTAAGATACAACACCATAGAGGAAAAGATATTCAAGTTCTTACAGCCTCGCTTTGAATCTGTCAATGGTGGCATTGCATTGTTCACAGTTGATTCTAATAACCGCGAGCGCTCTATTGGAGACTTCTCTCAGGGAACTAGCGTTCCTAATCAGGTAACAGTTTCCTATCCAGCAACTCCACAAGAGTATCTGGCATTCAAGTTTGTATTTACTTCATCCGCTGGTGGAAACCTAAAGACTCCACTGTTTACTGGATACCAGTTAAAGTCTCTACCTGCAGTTAAGCGTCAGCGTTTGATTCAATATCCGCTAGTCTGCTATGACAGAGAGACAGATAAGTTCGGCAATATGGTGGGCTATGAAGGCAGAGCCTATGACCGCCTAGAGTTGCTTGAAGGAATCGAAAGCGCAGGAGATACCATCAGAATTCAAGACTTCAGAACAGGTGAAAGCTACATCGGCCTGATTGAAGAACTTGATTTTATCAACCGCACACCAACAGATAAGCGATTCTCCGGCTTCGGTGGAATCTTGCTTTGCACAATACGGAGCGTATAAATGACACCTACAGACTGGGCAGTCTTGATTGCCACAATCCTTGGAATCGTATCAACTTTGTTGATGGCATTACGCTGGTTTATTCGTACTGATTTTATGTCTCAAGTTCGTGATGAAATCAGAGACATCGTTCGTGAAGAAATCAAGGTAGTCAAGCACGAACTAACCAACAATGGTGGCTCCAGCACCAAAGACAAGATTGACTTTATCTATGGGAAATTGAAGGGTGAGTAATGAAACCACTAGCAAAGAGCGCCAGTCCTGCTGCAATCGCAGTGTTGCGACAGGCGACTGCCATTGCACCGAAGCGTATGAAGGCGAGCGATGGACTGCTACCTTCTGCTGCTCACGTAAAGCAGAATCCGAACATCAGACCACAACACAGGTCTTGCTGTTGATCTAACACACGACCCACATAATGGGATTGATTGTGGTGAGATTTATTCAAGAAGTTACAAGATGATAAGCGGGTTCTGTATCTGATATTCAATGGACGTATCTGGTCCAAAGAACGTGGACTGCGTGAATACACAGGTCCAAACAAGCACGTCAAACACCTGCATATTTCAATCAAGGAGAAGTTCGCTAAGGATACAAGTCCTTGGTTCCCTTGGTTGGGAGAGCCAAAGCCTATCAATAAAGCTAAGGCTCGCCTTCGTAAGAAGGCTAAGAAGAAAAGCAGTACCCAGTCCAAAGGAGGACTAATGAAAGAAACAGCTCAAGCAAGTGTCCCTGACCTGGTTCCGTGCTGCAGCATCAGCTGCTATCGCACTTTACCTAGCAGGAGAGACTGATGTGAAGGTACTAGGAACAGCAGCACTTAGCTGGTTTCCTTGGACCAGTACTCAAGTGGCTAGACCCATCAGCCAAGGAGTTTGGTAAGAAGAAGTAGTTTGTAGATAGCGCTGCGAGAAAAGGCCACCCCAGGAGAAGTCTTAGGGGTTATTTTTTGTTGCCTAAAACTCTTCTTTGTCTATTGGACAAGGAGCTTTTAATAAATTTCCACAGTTAGCACACTCAACATCTAGAGGCATACCAAGCTATCTCATAGTTATCAAACTGTACATAGGTAACAAAGACTGTACATCCGCAGACGCATTGATGCGTCGGACCGATGTCTCTTAGGTCAGATGCTTGTATTGGTGGTAGGCTATTTTTTCGCAGCCTTGGTAGACGGAGACGCATACTCTGCCTGGCTCCCTCCTGAGGTTGGTCGCCTCTCGGCCTTCGGCCTCGGCACCGTTAGGTGCCGCTTTATCTTCGCTTCGCTACGATATTATAGTGAGCTATAGTGTGTCGCTGGCGCGACGCCGTAGGTAGGTGTAACATATCCGATATGAAGAGGTGTCCGAATGTGATACGGAGAAGTCTTATGACTTTTTTAGTAAAGACAAAAATAGACGTGACGGATTTTATGTCTACTGGAGCCTTGTATGAAGTTACCAGAGAATTTAGACTCCGTAAAGCCAAAAAGTTCTAAAAACTCTACGATAAAATACAAATATGGTATTACTATAGATGAATATAATGAGAAGCTGATAGAGCAATCTAACTGTTGTGCTATCTGCGAAATCGATTAAGCCAGGGGTGGTCACAATAATTTATATGTTGACCATAATCTCAGTACTGGAAAAGTGAGGCTTGTTATGTAGGAACTGTAATCTAATGCTTGGTCATGCATTAGACAAGGTTGAACTTCTTGAAGAAGCTATAAAGTATTTGAAGAGATGGCAGGTAAACGCTTGACAACCTTGGTAGGAATAGAGTTGGACAGATAGCAGCGTCTTAGCGGCTGATAGTCAAATAACAGAAGATACGATGAGGACTGTTAGTACCTCCACTCCGAAAATAATTCACGTTGGTAAGTATCTGCTAGGTATTACGGGCGATGCTAGACCTGGTGACATCTTGACTTACAACTGGACTCCGCCAACATACAAAGGTGCAGACCCGATACAGTGGATGGGCAAGAAGGTTCTGCCATCCATACTCACGGCGTTCAAGGAGAATGGATACGACCCGTATGACGCGGCGAAAGAAAAAGACTCAGGCTTCGACTACCTTCTCGCGTTTGATGGGAATGTATTCCATATCGCGTCGGACCTATCGTTTATCAAATCGGATAATAACATTTATGGCCTCGGGACTGGTGGCGCTTATTCTCTTGGCTATCTTTATGACCGTGTGGGTCGTCTTACTGCTGGTAATGTAGAACGACACGCCGAACGAGCCGTTCAAATCTCTTGCTTACTGGACACGAATAGCTGTCCGCCAATACAGTTGGTTACTCAAAGGAGGGAGTTATCGTGATAGACAAAGAAATGTTTGTACGCTATAAAAGACCAAGAAAAAGCCTGAAGCAGAGAAGGAAACATTCTCGTGCAGGTGGTTCAATATTTGATTCAGTTATAGCTTCAAGTAGTAAGAAAAGTTTATGTAAGGTTTGTGGTAAATCTGACCACAGTTATGATGCGTGTCAGAGCATCAGCTTGAAACGTATTGCAGATGCTGTCGAAAAGATGTTATCGTGACATACGAAGAATTGAAACTGAAGTTAGCAGATATTGCACACGAAAAAGATGCTCACGAAGCACGCAATGATTTCTTGTTAGCGCTTCTTGCAGTAGTTGAAGTGCATCAAGCCTAATTGGACATTCATGGACGGAAGCAACAACAAGCTGTACCGCTTTGTATTGCGAAGTTGTGGTGATGGGGACTTTATGGCAGACTATCCTTGCTGAACCATTGAGGCTATAGAGAGGGTGACTGAAGTGACTTGCAGGAAGCATCTAAGAACTAGTGCAAGTTCAGACTGTATTGATTCCACTGGCACTATTGCTTACTCTTGGGACGGCTAACTGCAGACCACAGGCTATTGAGAAGGAGTTGAAGTGCATATACAGATTGGCTCTAACGACAACGTGAGCAAACTGCTATGGACATTGGAAGCATACAGATAACTTCCCATCGATTTTACATTTGCGACCACTGGCTACCCGAAGATGATAGAGAATCTGGCGAACGGTATTGATGACAGAGATATTTGACTAAACGAAACAGATTACAAGAGGCATATTGGCTACAGCATCTATTGCAGAAGGCAATGTAGAATGAGAAAAGACTGGTGCAACCTGGAGCATGTACTTCTAACCTGCATAGCACATAAGTAACTGGGCTATTGGTCTTGGATTACTACCACGAATACAGCTATATGCCACAAGAAATAATGGCTAGAGTTTTTCAGGTAAACCTGTTATTCTTCAACATTACAGTTACACGCTGGAGTAAAGGAGAGGTGTTTCCAGGGATATGATGGACATCAAAGAATTATTAGTGAAGTCTCTTCACGAAAAAGAGAACAAGCGTGGTCGTTCCACGCAGGTACAGATAGGACCATCAGAGCTTGGTGGATGCCGCCGTAAGGTTTGGTATCAGGTTGAACAATCAACCTGAAACCAATGACAACGAGATAAAGCTCGCAGCGATTATGGGTACTGCCATCCACGCTGCAATAGAGTCTGCTCTTGCCGACAATCAAGATGTACTTCTGGAGAAGACTGTCGAATACGGCGGTATGAAGGCACACGTTGATTGTTTCATTCCTGGGACAGGTGATGTCGTTGACTGGAAAACTACGAAGGTGAAGAATCTTTCTTACTTTCCAACTCAACAGCAACGCTGGCAAGTTCAGGTCTATGGTTACTTGATTTCAAAGTCTGGCTTGGGGAAGGTCCAGACACGTGAACCTAGTAGCTATACCTCGTGATGGGGATGAGCGTGACATCCTAGTTCACTCTGAACCCTATGACGAAGCCATCGCACTAGAGGCTCTGAATTGGTTAGAAGCTATTCGGACCGCGCAAGAAGCTCCTGCCCCTGAAAGGCACGAGTCCTACTGCGCTAGCTACTGCAAGTTCTATGACGCCTCTGGTGAGATGGGATGCGTTGGTATAAAAAAAGAACATACCAAAATCTGAATTACCGATGATTGATAATCCTGAAGCAGATAAAAATGCTATGGAATATCTACAGGTTCGATAGCCAGATAAAGCAACTAGAACGAACGAAAGGAGTCCCTAAGAGAGGGACTTGCTTGGTATAACTCGGCGTTACTAATATCTGGATTCGAAATCAGATGGACAACAGTCCAAAGCAATACAGTAGACAAAGAAGCGGTGGAGAAAGCACTAGGTTATCGTGCCAACTGAAGCAAGGCAAGGAAAGCACAAGGCTTTCCATCAAACATACTGGAGAAAATATAAATGGCTGCACCAGAATCAACAAAGTTCCAAGTCAACTACAAGCTTGGCAGATGGAACACTAGTAAATCTTTACGCGACAGATGTAAGAGGACTTGGAGACTGGCTAACAGATTTGCAGATGGTATCTGCACTGATTGTATCAACTAGCAGACTCAGTTTCGTAGCGCTTAGACCTGCTGCGCCCGTTGCCAAGTACTGTAGCTGCACCAGCAGCAGCAGCTGCACCTGCTGCAACGTGGCTAATGCTTGTAAGCACGGAGCAATGGCTTATCGTGAAGGCGTCAGGCGCTAAAGGGTCCTTGGAAGGGCTATATGTGTAACTGCACCAAAGGGTGCAACAGACAAGTGCGCAAACTATCTGGGTTCGATAAATGTATGAGAGAGCCTCGTGAATACGAGACTCCTCTGTGCGCTCAATCAGGTGGTGATTCCTGGTTTCCTGAAACAGGATACGGAACATCCGCTGAAACCTTACTACGCTAGAAGTATATGTAACAACTGTGAGCATAAAGCTGAGTGTGCAGAATGGGGTATCTACAATGAGCGTCACGGAATCTGGGGTGGTCTCACTGAGCTGGGACCGAGTCTCCATCCGCAAAAAACTAAACATAGTATTACGACGGGAGGAACAGTGCTTAGGTTAGACAGGGCTTGGCGTAATGTTGGTCAACTGCCGCAAAACCATTTGCCCACTGTTTGGAAAGCACTTGAAAGCTAAAGAGATAAAGTTTCGCAGAGGCCAGGTATGTATGGTCGCTGCAGCTCCTAACGCTGGCAAGTCAATGTTCGCATTGGTCTATGCTATCCAAGCTAAGGTGCCAACGCTTTTCTTCTCGGCAGATACTGATGTAGCTACAGTGTGGCTGCGTGCAATAGCGCACGTCTCCGGACACTCACAGCAAACAGTTGAGAATCAAATCAACCACAACCCTCGTTTCTACGATGGCTATGTTGACAAGATATCTCACATCCAATGGGCCTTTGATTCATCACCGAATCTTGACGATATCGAAGATGAGATTAAAGCTTACATTGAACTCTATGGCATAAGCCCTGAGCTAATTGTTATAGATAACCTAATGAACGTCGTTGCTGAAACTGATAATGAATGGGCAGGACTCCGACAGATAATGATGGAGCTGCACGATATGGCACGCAAGACTGAGGCCTGTGTCTTAGTACTGCACCACGTATCAGAGCAGAGTGAGTATGGACCACCAAGTGAACCGCCTCCACGCAGGTCAATTCACGGAAAGGTTTCGCAGTTACCTGCGACAATACTTACTCTTGGCTACAGTCCTTTTGATAATACTCTTAAGGTTGCAGCTGTAAAGAATCGTTTTGGAAAACACTCTGCAGATGGTAAGGATTCAACATCTTTGTCTGTAAACTTTGCCACCTGTGAGATAAGAGATACTGACCAATATGGCAGACCAGTGTTAGTGAATGCGAGTATGTTGTGAGTTCATACAACAAGGCTAAAGGGTTCAAAGTTTGAGACAGATGTTATGAAATATCTGCGCAAACTAGGACACTTTGCTGAGCGTCTGGCTAAGGCCGGAGCCAATGATGAAGGTGACATCGTTACCATAATCGCAGGTCAGACGTACATTCTGGAATGTAAGAACCGCAAGTCAATCAGATCTTCCGCAGTTCTGGGCAGAGGCTCAGACTGAGGCAGCCAACTATGCGAAGGCTAGAGGTTTGCTCAATTCTCCTCTGGCCTTCGTTATAGTAAAACGCAGACAGCACGGAGTAGAGAAGGCCTGGGTCATCCAGGACTTAGACCAATGGGTACATAGACAGGAATAAGTAATGAAAAGTATGAGATGGGTAGAAAAACTAAAAGATGTTGAACCACAAAGATATGAATTTCTAAAGTTCATTTCTAAGAAAAGAAAGTCTCCGGATGAGATTCTTAATCACGGATATAATCTAGGGTATGGCAAAGGCTTTCAGGATGGATTAAACTATGGCTATGCTGATGGCGTCAGAGAAGAAAAAGAATCTAACCTCAGGAAAGCCAAGTTTACTGATGATGAATCTATGTACGAATACTTTGCTTCACAGATAGCAAAATATGAAAAGAAAATCTCTGAAATAAAAGAGGACTTAGAAAGGACAAGACAATAATGCCAATACCAAACGGACAAATTACAACAACTGAAATCTGGAACAACCCAACACCTGAACCACAGCTAGAGGATGCTCCACTACCTGAAGAACCAACAGAAGAAGTTAAGGAAGAAGAATGATTTGCGACAACTGTAAATGGCGGTGCCATAACAATACGCTAGGTAATACTGCAGCTAGCTAAAGATATGCACGAGAGCTGCAAAGGAGACTGCGGATGCCAGCACAGGACTGGTCCAGGGTGGTTCGTAAAAAAAGGGGCCAAGGTTCCTCAGATACGAACACAATCCCCATAGCAGATGTAGTAAGACACTTTGGAGGAGAAGTAAAGGAAGGTTTTAACATATCAGTGCGCTGCTGTATGCACGATGACAGCAGAAAGAGCGCAGTGATTGATACCTATAACAACCTTTACTACTGCCACACCTGTGGCAAGGGTGGTAATGCAGTTAATATAGTTATGGAACTGGAGAACTTGGGGTTTAAGGATGCACTCAGTAGGGCAAACGAAATCACTGCTGGAAGCGGCAGTCCACTACGCACAGGAAATAAGCGACGAGGCGCTCGCTTACCTAGACGGACGTGGGATATCTGAACTAACCGCAGCTAAATATCAGCTCGGCACTATCAAAGACCCAATCGAGGGTCATCAAATGTATGAGGGTTGGATATCAATACCTTATATCACAGCACTTGGTCTATGCGTAGGCTTTAAGTTTCGTAGGTTAGATGATGGCAAGCCTAAGTATGGCGCACCGATTGGGCAAAAGTCACACCTGTTTAATGTAGCTTCTACTATGGCTAGTCACAGGTCAATCGTCATCTGCGAAGGTGAGTTTGATGCAATAATAACGGAGTCCGTTACTAATGTACCTGCCGTTGGTGTGCCAGGAGTAGCTGCTTGGAAACCTTTTATACAAAGCTATTTAGTGGCTTTGATACAGTTTATGTTGTCGGCGATAACGACATCAAAGAAGATGGTTCTAACCCTGGTATGGAGTTTTCTCGGCGTGTTGCAGGAGAGATTTTTAACTCTCAAATAGTACAATTACCACCAGGTATGGACATAACGGACTATTACTTAGCCAATGGTAAAGACGCAACAGCCAACCTAGTAGGAGGAGCAAAGTGAGTGAGCAAGAAAGAGTTGCAAGAGGCAGCCAGATTATTGACGGATATGGGGATGATAATACTTTCGATAGATTACAAGGCTGGGACGATAACCTGTCAGCCGATGCCCGCAAGGAGATAGATGATGAATTTATTACAGACGTCTGGAGAATTCTCGACTCAGCAGGGAATTTGCTCATCCGCAAACATCACGATTACGGTCCAAAAACATCGCTCACAGTCCAGGTGGACCACTCAACGGACTCCGCGTGCGAATGTGGGACAAGGTTGCGAGAATCAATAATCTCGTCGATTCAAAAGTTAGTCCTTCCAACGAATCGCTTAGAGACTCCTTCATAGACCTACTGAATTACTCTGCTATTGCAATTATGGTGCTAGATAAGAAGTGGCCTGAGCTACCAGAGGATAAGTAATGAAGCGACTTAGATGGAAGAAAACAGAAGATAAAGACTTTGATTGCTATGACGTTATTGACTTATACAAGGCAAAGATAATTACCAGAGATGAAGCACGTTATCTAGTTGGATGGATAACTAAAGTTTGGTATCCCAATGACTAGTATCTGGAAAAGACTGCGCCTTTTAGAAACAAGGCACGAGAATACGAGACTTCTAATCTCTGATTTAGAGCAACGTCATTTGAATTTACTCAATGAAGTTGAGTCTATGCGAGGAACAGTGCCTAAGAATTTTACTGAGTATGTAAGTTCTAACGTCTACCCTAAAAGCCAGATAGACAACGAAGCATTGCTTACTGCAACAAAAGAATTAGCAGCACAGAATCTAACTTATGATGTCATAAAGAAATTAGGCAGACCTAAATCTATTTCCTTTACTTACAAGATAACCCCATATGATAATGCTCTAGGTCTTTACGAAGGAGAGCAGGTCTATGTTCATTGTATTGGCAAGGTGGAATTAGATGACTGAGCAAGAGATTAGAAACCAGACAGCTGAGGAGATAGCTGCCTACCTGGAGTGGATGTGCGACCACACTTACTTAGAGATAGATGCTGAACTTATAGATGCTTGGCGTGCTAACTGGAAGGGCACAGCCTTTGCTATCAGAAAGAAGTTCATAGTCAATGACTAAGCCTAAAGAGCATTCGCCATACAAGGCAGCTCTGCGTCGTAAGAAGATTGCACAAGAAAAGAAACTTAGGGCTGACCGATACATAGATGAGATGAATAAGAGAGCCAATGAACCAGATACATCCATCCGTCCCTGACATAGTAACCAGCGTAGCTAACTCTATCTATCGCAGATACAGACAGTTCGTTGAGCGAGATGATGTTAAGCAGGAGTGCTACACCTGGTACTACTCCAGAGCTGAACACTTCAACGCTCTGCTATCTGTCGAGAACTCTGTTGAAAGAGTAATCAACGAGAAGCGTATGGCTTGGCAGATGCGCCGTCACTGTGAGCGTTACGCTCGCAAAGAGAAAGCAGCTAAGTCCGGGTACAAAATAGGAGATGAATCCTTCTACGATACTGTAACTATCGCCCAGCTATTGCCTTATGTTATCGCCTCAATCATTAACGACACAGTTTTGGAAGCAGCACAGAACCTTATCAACGATGGCCAGCCTAAGAGACAGTCGGCGCCAGCTGAGGGTGGCAACCTACTGGCTATCCTAATTGACATTAAGAAAGCATACCTAAAGCTTGATGTTGCAGATAAAGATTTACTTATCAAGAGATACCACGAAAGCCTAACTCTACAAGAGATGGCAGAGTATCTGCAATGCGCAGTATCCACCGCCGATAGACGCTGTACCAACGCCCTTCGCAGGTTACAAAATAACCTCGGTGGAGAGAGTCCATATAACTAATGACAAGCAAATCATCTTTCGACCTTGACTTCTCCTACGGAAGAAAAGGTGAGCAGCTAGTTGAAGAACTTCTTACCGAGGGCAAGCGCATAGAGGTAAAGCGCGATAGAAAGTGGCACCTCACCGGTAATGTTTATATTGAAGTCGAGTGTTTCTTTACTAAGAATAATGAGTGGGCACCTTCAGGACTTGCCGTAACAGAGGCAGAATACTGGGCGTTCGTCCTCAAAAGACAGTCATTATGCTACCAACCACAGTGCTTTGGTTTGCAGTTAAGAACTTTGGGAAAGATATCACCTGCCAGATACCTCCGAATTTATCTAGAGGATATCTAGTTAAGGTTGTAGATTTGATTGAAGCAACTAAACAACTTCCAATGGAGGAAGCTTGATATACGAATATCTAAAAGAATGTTATAGGATAGTGCGCTGTTTGATTACTAGAAGACACAACTTACATTTTATTATGTGTAACATCTACGGAGAAACTTGTATGCTTCAACATTGCAGTAAGTGTAATAGGTACTTCTTATGATATACGAATACAAATGTCCTAAGTGCTCAACGACCCTTTCCGTTGAGCGTTCCATACACGCCGAGGCCAGCACTCCCTCCTGTGCTGACTGCGGTGAACTAATGGGTAGAGTCTGGGTCTCACCCCCGTTAGCCTTCAGAGGCTCAGGCTTCTACTCAAACTCAAAGACTAAATAAATAAACCCACCGGTTAGCACTCTTGAGTCCGGTGGGTCTATCTTTTCCTCGATACTGGGCGAAAGGATAAATAATCTCAGTAGGAAAACTATATCACATTAGTAATGTCCTCGTCTATCTATGATAAGCTTTACGCTCGACAAGGCGTAGCCATATCGGTGCTCAATGTAGCGCAAGACCTCTAAGTATTTGTATTCTAGGGTCTCTACTCGTCTCTCTAAGTCGTTGAGCAATTCCGAAAGCTGAGCTTCCTTGCTGATTAGTGGCAAGGTGGTCGAAGCGTGACTCTCGCATCCATAAATCGTGCAGACAGAGCCATTGCTTTCCAGTCCATCCCACCTGCACCTAGCGTAAGCCTTTGCAGTTGCTTTGTTCTTTGACTTCTCATCCCACGTTGCTTTCGTCCGGACTATTATCAAGTCCTTCGGATACTCCACCACTTGTGTCGGATGACTGGCTAACAACCCAACGCTTAGGACGGCCAGCAATATCAGACCAAACCTTACCTTCTTGCTCATCTCTTAGTCTCTCCTCCTCAGAAACTCTTGGTAAAGTTCTGGGAATTGGTTTCCAAGCTTGCGTAAAGCTCTGTCTCGTGCTCGTCTGTAGTTGCGCTGACCTACCGCCCGGCGTTGAGCAGTCTCCAGCCGTTGTTCAACTGTGCTTTTCATTTATAGTGTCCTCCAATTCCACTACGCAACCGCCAACAGGGTTAAAAGTGTAGCCCATAATAAGATAATCATTTCAACTCCTTCTCTATCGTCTTGATAGTAGGGCAAGGCCAAGGTTCATAGTAATCAGTATTACAACCCTCGCAGTAGAGGCCTTGCGTCTTGTGCGTACCGATAATCTCTGCCGGTTGATGCAGCTTAGTAACTGCCAATAGTGCGTTGCTGTTCTTAGCGTGGCCTTCAAAGCCACAGGTGTTCTTGAACTTACGCCGAACTTCATCCTCTCCCCTTCTCGTCTGCTAGGGTAGCCAGGACTAAGGCGGTAATCTCTGATCTTGTCGGTGACTAGGACAGGTTCTTCTGATGTCCTCCTCGTTCCACACGCTCACAAATATAGCGTTGTCTAGTCCACGTCTGAACCACTCCACCGCCTCGGTGACACTAGCCCCACCCCAAGCGACATCTCCCTTGCGGTCCATTACCTCATACAAGTTTATTAGTTTCATACTCACCCTCCCACGACTCTTGCAATCTGACGGCGGTGCGCTATCTGTGTCCCACTCATAACCCGCACTCACCGCAGGGCTTGTCCTCTTTCTCCTCCTTGTAGTTGATTAGGTTCAGTTCATTGAGGGCATTTACCATACGCATAAGGTTAGCCCCTGCCTCCTTGTATTCTCCCTCTGTCGTCTGCTTGATAAATAAATCACGGCAGAAGTCTGCCTTTGCTTGATAGTATTCTTTATTCATTATTCGTTATCCTCCTCGTAGCATTTATAGCAAGTCCAACCTTCGCTCTTTAGGTCATCATCTAGCTGGTCGCATTGACAGCCTTTAGTACTTAGCCTTCATTTACTTTCCTCCTGTCATTTTGATTAGGTCATCTATTTCAGGGGCGTAAGGCACTCGCCCTGCCTTGCTATCGTCCTCGCACACTTGCCCGTGCTTGACTAGCAGCTCTCCGTAATGCTGCCCGCATACTCCACACTTCACGATAAGACCCCTGTCTTTTCTATCTTTACCTCGTGAAAGTCTCCGAGGCCTAGCCTAGCTGGTCAGCCACTCCCTCAGCCCAGCCTGTATCATCTCGCGTTCCTCCTCGCCCTGCTCATTGTCTAACTCGTGAAAGACTATGACAGTCGCTCTCCATTGTGACCCATAAAGGTCACTTCATATTCGTGTTCGCTCATTTACTCGCCTCCTCTAGTATCTCATTAGCAAACCGCGCAAACTGGTTTCGCAAGCTCTCGCACTCACTCGCTAGATATTCAGGGTCGTAATCTTGGAAAGCCTCTGATATCTCCACGCCGTCAGCCTCTTTCCCGTCCTGCCACGCCTTCAGAATTTCGGCAGGTGATAACTCGCACTCGTTCCACGAGATAATCGAGGACACCGCCTCGCCTAGTGCTAGCTCTGTAATCTTTTCCTTGTTCATCTCTTGCCCTCTTTCCCTTTCGTTTCGATTTTGGATAGTAGCCACAAGCCCGCGCTTATGACTAGCGCATACACAACAACCTGCCCCGCGCCATTGAGCCAGTTAGTAGATACCTCAAGTATTAGCCACCTCATTTTCATATCCGATAATTAGCCACGCACTATTCAAGATAGCACCCTGCCACTCTCCACAATGCTCGCAGGAATAGTCAGCGTTCGCGGTGGATAGAACTAGCCCACGCAACCCGCAGAATCTACACTTATCCCTCATCCTCTTACCCTTTCATCTTTTACGGTGGGGGCGTCTCCCCCATCCGGTAACTCTATCTTAGACAATATCCAAAGAATCGCAAGCATCCAGTCCGATATAATTGAAGATTACGAACGGCGATTCTTGCCAAGTTAGGTTTAGCTCAAACATTAGGCGCCCACTTCCTCAAACTTCTTCGCGCCTTCGATATCTCCTCGGGCGCGTAAGTAATCGGCGCAACATTGGGCGCAGAGCCCATCGTAATACGAGAGAGAACTTAGCCCGGTGACATAGTATTGCGCCGGGTTTCCCTCGCATTTATCGCACATTAGGACTTGCCCATCGGCTAGATATACCTTGCTCATCGCCTCCCCTATCCCTTCATCATATCGGTAAGAGATATTCGGGTGACCTGCCCGGTAGGGCACTCATATTCCCAATTCTCGCCCGATACCATTTAGCAAAGCGCTTTCCTAATCGCCTGACATAGCGCGAACGCGAAAGATTTCTGCCAGTTCTCAGATTCGCAAGCCTGATGATTCATAACACGCCAAAGCGCCTAACGCCTCGCCTATTGTTGCCTGGTCTCGGTGAATACGCCGGAACGCCGCCGCCTCTCTCCCTTTCCAGAAATCATCGGCATCATCGGGATATCTTGCCCATAAACTCGCCTGATTTTCTAGGCGTAGCTCTTGCTTTATTAGCGCCGACGATTTTTCCCCGTAGTAATTGCCGCCCGGCTCAAACTGTAAGTCTCCCCTAGGTGGGAGGATTTCCTCGGTCTTGTACACCCATAAATCCTCGCGCCGCCATCCTGCCACGCTAGCCAATAGGTCTAACGTGTCCTCGTTTACCATAAACGCCGACATCTTTCACCCTTTCTCACCATCTAACACCCTCGGTTAGGTGGCTACACTCCTCCCATAGTCTCGCAACTATGGGAGAAAGTAAAAGCACCTAAGCGGTTAGCCCTATCTGCTTTTTATATTTCGCCAGTTGCGCGATTTGAAATTCTAACCCTTTCCGGGTGACATTAGACCGCCGCCCTATCTTTACCGGGCTAAACCGCGCCCACGATACTAAATCGGTTGAGGTGTAGCCCCTTATCGTCTTCCAATATGGCAAACCTAGGGTCTAGGGCGGTATACCATCCCTCCCGGTCTTTCTTCTAGCCCACCATCTAGCCCCATCTCCCGGGCTAATTCGCTAAGCGTAGCCATTAGCGTTTCTCCTCTCTCTCAATAAATCCGATGCCGCGCTTTTCTAGGTCTTTCCACGCTGCCACGATTCGCTTATGTTGCGTAGCAGTAAGCTCGGCGTTCACTATTTCGATGCCCTGCTTACTCATTTTTATGAGTGTTTTCGCCGCCATCACGCACCCACTAACTCACGCGCTAAGCGTGGCGATTCCGGCGTTATTTCCTCGGTGTCTGCTATATCGAACACATAGCGCCAGGAGAAGATGAGGCGTATCCTCGCCCTGCTCATTAGTGCGTGTGCCTAGCTGGTACACAGGGATAGCGATACCCTTAGCGCCCTTGCGTACTGCCCTCCCTGCCGCTTTCCACGCGTGGAATCCGGCGCATTGAGTAGCGCGTGGATTCTGGAATAGAATCATTAGCGCATTGCTAGAGCGAGTACGCGGCGGCGATGTGCTAGGCACTACCGGATTACTCTCGCCTAATTCCTTAGCGGCGGCGCGTAGGTGAGCGATAAACGCCGCTTTTTCTTCTTTACTTCTAGCCATTTTTACCCTTTTCTATCGCTAGCTCATACGGTTAGCGATGGCAGAATACTAGCGGATTCTCCCCCATACGTGTCAATAGGTAGCAGCGGTCATAACCGGTCAGACCTTTAGAGCTTTATTTGATTGAAAGTTTAACTATCTAAAGCAATTAAACAACAAAAGTGTTGCGTTAATCCGGCAAGACTAACCCTTTACTTTAGCTTTACTCTTTGCAGATTGGTAAGAGCTTTTAATTATTTACGGGTTAATGAATAGGCGAGAGGGTGCCGGGGTTGGAGTCAGCCCCAAATTACTTTACAGAGTTATCCACAGCTTTATCCACAGGCCACAGGGTGGGGCAACGCCCCACACCGAGCCGAACACACCCGGGGTTGCTTAATACGGGTGTGTGG